CTAGCAGTAATCCACCTGCAAGTTGTCCTAATCCTAATGCCATGTTTTAACCCCCTGTATAACCACTAGCACTTAGCGTCAACCAATCAAAAAGTCCGGGTTGCTTAGATAATATTTGTGTATTTTCTCCTTGAGGTGTAACTCCAAGAGCGGCGTTTAAGTAGCTTAATCCCTGTGCTGGATGTCCTGTGTACTGTCCATATTTCTGAGCTGATGCATCGAATACTGCCTGTTGCAGAGCTTGTTGCATTGCTCCTTGTCGTTGTAAATTCTGAGTGACAGTCTGTCCCATTCCAAATCCAAGATTGGATATGTCAGCCAACTGACCTGCTGCTCCCATTCTCTGTCCTTGAGCTTGTAAGTCTGCCTGTTGATTTGCTAGTTGATTTTGTTGTGCGGCTTGTTGAGCTTGTGCGAAATTGGCTTGACGTAGACCTGCGGCTTGTTGACCCATAATCTCACCTACTCCTCTACCCATTTCACTCATGGCTATACCATGTCTTGAACCACCGAATGCTCTAGCTTGTTGTGCTTGTGCGCCTAACTGGTCTAATCCTATGTTTGCACCTCTCAATAAATCTGCTTGTTGAGCATCAATAACAGAGGTCGTGTAAGGATTCATGTAAGGGTCTAATTGTGCTTGAGTTAATGCTCCCACAGACAATGGTGCGTAACCCATGCCTTGAGCAGTACCCATCCCTGCACCTTGTATGCCTTGTGCTGCTAAACTATTAATGTTTGGTGGTGCTGTTTGACCTCCGGGTAGTGCTTGTCCTGCCATAATTATCTCCTTCTCATATCATCTGCAATTAATTTCCAACTAGGTATTGATAGTGGATGACTAACAAATAAAGAACTACCACCAACATTTTTTACTGATTCCCTTTGAGGCAATTGTCCTTGTTGTCTACGATTCTGTTCTGATAACATTTGTGTTCGTGCATTGTAGTCAACCAAAGGTACTGGGTTAGACATTTGGAATGCTGGTGATGTTACTTTTTGTACTGTGTTGTCTACTATCATCTTATCTGCTGTTGGGGAGGCAACTACACTCCCTAATACTTTCCCGTATTATTTATATCCCAAGGCAACCCTTGCCCTGCTGTTGATATAACTCTTGGAGGTGGTGATACAGGTGGTGCAGTATATGTTCCATATATATCGTCCCTCTGCTGTAACTTATTGTAGGAGTCATAACCACCTCTCGCTTTTATTTCATTCCATTGCTGTTGTGCTTCAGCATCACCTGCTCCGAGTTGATTTGGGTTATTTATAGGATCGATTATCTTTCCACGTTCATAGTTATAATCGTCCATAATTTTAGCCATTGCATCTTGGTTAGCTTGTGGCATATTCAAAGGAATATTTCTTGGAGGACTACTCGGAGGATTACCACCTCCACCACCTGCACTACCTCTAAAACGTGGGTTATTGCCCCATGTGGTAGGCACGTTACCACCAAAGAGTGCATCGTATTGTGCTACTGCATCAGGCATGTTTGATTTCAGTTCAGCCAAAGCTGATTCATACATAGGTTGAGAACTATAACCTGTGAAACCATCCCAATCTGTTGGAGTAGGCATACCACTTGTAGCAGTCAATGTGTTTGGTGCTAATAGTCCAAAAGCTTCTGCTGCACCTATATTCTGTTCAAAAGCCGCGTTCTGTGTTGGTGTGAACGCTGCAACGTCTGCTCCATAGTATGGCATGTACGGTATTCGTTGTACTGCTTCTGCTCTTGCTAGGTTTCTTATTGCTGGGTCACGAATCCAAGCTGGTATCGTTGTCTCTGTTGTTTCACTTCCTCCTTTACCACCACTCATGTCACCACTCCTTTGATAATGTCGTAAATTGCTGTTTCCATCCTTTGGACTCTAGCACCTTCTTCCAACCTTTGCGTCCTGCTACTGTCATTCCATCACAGCCTTGTGCTTTTCCCCACTCAACAGCATCATCATGCATATCTGTAATTTGCTTGATTCCATGTCCTTGATCTCCTCCTGCAAGGAAGACATGCAGAATTTTCTTATTAGGATACACTAAAATCTCAGTTACTGCACATCCACTTTCACCAACCCACAGTTGCATGTGACCACTAATGATGCCATCTACAATATCAACAAAGTTGTGTGTGTCACCACCTTTTCTAAGTGCTGACTCTATCCACTCTCTGCAAATCAATAATTTTTCTTCTAGTTTCATGGATCAAGCTCTATTTTTACCCAAGCACCATTCTTTGATACTACTACTGTGCCTTCAGCTTCATCCCACATCAATATTCCATTTTCAGAAGCTTTTGAATCAGAGTCTTTAAATTCTAATTTGTTACGTGTGTTGACAATAAATTTGTTGATACGTTCTCCCCAGATGTTCCACTTGTCTCCTAATGGTGCTGGTGGTAGTTGTCCACTCATCGCCTACCTCCAGCAGTAGCTTCTATTCGCATCACACCTGCTCTCCAATCTGCCAGTTTATTGCTCTCGATTCTAATTCTTATCTGTCTGCCTGAGAATCTGACAGGTGTAGGGTTCGCCATAGTGTATGAACCATAAGTCCTTTCGGTATCGTTGGGATGGAATCTCGTCTTGAAGGTGACCTTGACATCTCCCTGTGTTAATTCGTCAGGTATGAGGTTTGTGACTTTCATAATCTGGTCACCATTGCCAATACTGATTGAACCTGACTCAGCGAATGGTGTTAATGAACCATGATTGAATCCATATTCGTGGTTGAATAAATCGCCATCTGCATCTGCCCATATAGGAAAATCGAATACGCCTCTGTCAACTCCTGCTGTTCTATCCAGCAAACCTACCGACCAATGTCCTTCCTTATAGTCGTAGGTGACATAACTGTCATTCTCTGTTGAATTTTCTGAAGTATAGAACCACCATATCTCGCTATGCTGTGAGTTGTGGATAGCGTATGCCTTGCTGATTTGACTGTTGGAGATGTTCTTGAAAATGAAATCATGGACATCGCACTTTAGTTCTCTAGCGACTGAACCATCGAAAGTAAAGAATCCGTTTGCACCTAACCAGAACGCTCCTTGGTCGATTGCGACAACAGATTTTCTGGAGACAACTCCACAAGCTGTGCCTACTCTCTCGAATCCATACACGAATGGCGGCCCGGAATAGGTCGCTATATGAGCATCCGTATCCGTCAGAATCAATGTTGTTCCTCTCATTCTGACACCACACATGATCTGTCCAGATGTCTGTAACTCGAAATCACCTGCTTCATTGGTAGCTGCTGGTGTCCAAACTGTGTTTGCCTCTTTGTCACACCATTGAACTTTTCTTGGATTTCCTGCCGCTCCGAGGGCGAATACGAATCTCTCTTCTGTAACCAACATGGAATTATTACCTACTGGTGCATTGGATAATGCTGTCGGTAGGACTGATGTATTCAGTTGCCACTCGTAAATCTTTCCATCCTTGGATGAACAAGCCAAGAGATATTGCCCCCAGTTGTCCAATGCCCAAGTTGTCGCTTCCTGATAGATTCCTGTACTTGGTCGAGTGATACCATACATACCAGTTCCCCAAAAACCACCACCAAAGGCAACATTTAATACTGCATCCACGTCACCTGATGTGAGTCCTGATGGAGTTATATCTGAAAGTGTGCCTGATGCATTACAATAAATAAGCTTGTTGTGTGTTCCTATTGCCAATGCTGAAGCATTGCTATTGTCCACCCAAGCATGTAATCCTCTTGGTACTGACGCTGTTGCTGAAGATTTTCTTGTATCCCAACCACCTACAGGTCTGAGTGAACCATCGTTCCATCTGACCAGATTAGCATCTCTCCATCTATTCGATGACTCGAAATCCGTTCCGTTTCTATAAACGCCCGGCGGTAATTCTAAAGGTATTAATGCCATAATATTATGCTGCTATCTCTGTCCATACTTCTGCACCCTCCGATATAGGTGACCACTTGAGTCTTCCCAATGTCGTTACAGTTGCTGTCGTAGTCATCGTACCTGCTCCGAATTTCACATAACCACCTTTCGCTGTGATTGTCGCTGTCGAGGTCATTGTTGCACTTACAAGCACTACTCGTTCTACAGCAATTGCTATAGTAGAGATACCATAGATACCAAAGGAATCCGTAGCATTAGCCTCTCGTACACGTTCACATGCACCTGTTATGGTACTGGTCGAAGTTAGTGTCGCATCTGCTTCTCGTACTAGCTGACCTACACAGGTTGTCGTAACAGTTGAAGTAAACGCTCCTGCACCTCTAACTGTAGAGAAAGCCTCTGTAACTACAACAGTTGCACTAGCAGATAAAGCACCTGACGTGCGAACTCTTTCACAACTCGCTACAACAGTTGCAGCAACTGATGCTGAGAATTCTTGATAGGTAGAACCATACCTATCTTGCCCATATAAATCTTGACTATATCTCGCCATGTGAGATTAGCCTAGTTCAGCGTAATATCTAAATCACCTGATGGAACTCGAAACACGTCTCCTGTTGTGATTGCCTTACTGGCTGTCAATGTTGCGTAAACCATTAAGTTGCCTGAAGATACTGCATCGAATATGCCCACATGAGTTATCGTACCCCAAGAACCTGTTGCTGTAGGAAATTCAACAGCCGCATTGTTGCTTGTAGTGTCACCAGAAGTGGTAAATGCCATAGTCTGTCTTGCATAAGCACTCCCTGATACCTCTGTTCCACCACCTGTCTCTCCCGGTGCTGCTGTGAAAAGTCCTATATACTTGGTCGATGGTGCTGTATAAGCTGCACCTGCAAACACATGGTCTAGTATTTCCGTCTCTAAAAAATTAGTAAATGACATTATCCTAATCCTCTTATTTTAAGTTTCAACCCTGAACCACTATAACGAGCCAGTTCAGAAGCTTCATTTAATCTAGCTACCGAAGCACCATACATCTGCGCCCAAATAGCCACCCTTCCGTCTTCTGCTAGGTACGGTGCTGAATGTAATAACGCTCCATAGAGGTATACATCAGGCGCTTCTGTCAAAAGCCAGTTATTAGAATTGCTACCACTCAAAGCTGTTGTCTTCTGGTAGTAGAGCAACTCAAAATTAGTTTCAGCAGATGGTGTTGGATACAATTGAAACTGTGCATCTGCATGTGTGTAATAAATTGGTGTTCCTACAGCATCCAAAGCTTTTTGTCGTTTGTCTGCCATTGCATCTCTGGAAATCAGGTTGACCACAGATGTCGTGTTGTCCGTTATGTGCAACCTTATCGTTTCTATCCAATCGGAAGGTATCTGTATATATTCATCTGCTGCATCCTGTTGACCACTTGCACGAGCTTCCATCCTCCAATGACGTACATCTCTGTTGATCTGCGATTCTGCCAAGGTTATGAAATCTGGTATGACTGTCGTTAGATCGTCTCTGTTCAGGAAGTCAGCAATACTTGCTTTTAGTTCTGTATATGTAGTGAGTGCCATATTAAAATCCTAGGTTGCTTTGCATCTCTAATTCGTAAGGTGATACCCTACCTTGCAAATATTGTATCTTAAAGTTTTCTATTTGCTCGTCTGTGTATCCCCTTGTAGTATTTACGATCTCTGCTTGTTCTACAGAAGACAAAGAATTTAAAGCCTGTGCAAACATTGTATCTACATTGGATACAGCACCTAATGGTTGTAACATATTAGGATCGTTTGAAGTAGTGCCATCGTTCCAAAACTTTTCAGGTGGTGGTAGTGGCGTGAATGTTTGTTCGTTTGGAAAATCTTTATTCCAAGCTCGTAAATCCCCACCTCCATAAAGCATTGCATTACCACCTTGTTGAAAGCCTCTCATGGCATCCAATGCGTTTGTAGTAGCATTGTTATATGGTGGTGTGTTTGCTAGAGGATCAATGAATTGCATCTCACCTGATTGGTAGTTGTCACCTGCTGTAAACTTGTTTTTATCAATAAATGATTGGTATCCTTCTCCTGCTTTTTTTCCTGTCACAGCCTTCAAGATACTCATCTCATCATCAGAGATATCTTCATCTCTTTCCTTGAACAGCTTCTCCAGAAGTCTCATCAATCCGAACTTTTCATCTGATTCTGGCATCTATATTCTCCTTAGTTTTCAGCAATTATAATTCAATTTAACAATCCAGTTGTTGAAATTTGTCCTTCTTGCCTGAGCAAACCTCCTGTTACATCTGAATAATCTACTACATCAAGAGCCGCTCTACTGCCGAATTCTCTCATTCTGTACTTCTCTCCGTACCACAGGATCGCTTGTAAATCTGCTGTGGTCATATCAGGAAATTCTTTTTGTAGCTCCTTAACGACTCTCTCAGTTACTTCAATTTGGAAAGCTCGATCACTTGCATTCTGAGGATCATCCCTTAAACCTTTCATCTTTTTAGAAACAGTATTTGCTTTTAAATTTATGTTGGTTTTATTCTTGTAATTACTCAAAGCATACTTCTTAGCTTGTGCATGAGCCATTTCAATAACTTCACTATCAGGAACAGAAGCAGGTATTCTAGCCGCTTTTCTATACGCTTTCATTGATGAATCTGTTGGTTGTATTGTCATCTGACCTCTGTATCTATTAAAGGTTCTTGACCACCAACGATCCATGGTTAACCAGTTTGGTTGCCCCATTATATTTGCATGAAACATTCCGAGCTTTGCTCCAAAGATCGTGGAGTTAGGAACTTCAACATCAACTTTATAACCTGTTGATACTTTGTATTGATCTTTAATTGCCTTGGATGTTTGAGTTTCACTCAGCCAATCTAATGTACCTCGTAATCCTTTTTCATCTATGATGTCTTGAAGTAGGTTGAGATTGTTCCTGAATGATGCACTAGATGTATGAGCAGGAATGTGTAAGTTGACTTTGCCTGTCTGTTTGTAAGATTGATAAATATCATCAGCAAATCTCAGGTTCTCTTTGATCTTAGAACCATCAGAAGTGATCGCTACTAGAGATGAAAATAAATCTCTCGATGTTTGATCTGCTCCCGGTGCCAATTCAGGATGTCGTTTCGACAAAGCATCAAGTGCCTGTTGGAATTTTATCGTGTACCAACCACGAGCTTCTTTGTCTCCACCTTTAAGGATCGCTTGAGCTTCACCAAGCATTCGATCATATATTGTGGTGGATGCTCGTTTGGAATAATCACCTATCGCAATGACAGCTTTATTCTGTCTGGCTAGAGCATCAGCTTCTTCACCAATCTGTCTAATTGTTTTTGCTTCTTGGGGATATTTCCCTAGGAACTCTTCTCTGTGGACTCTGACTTTTTGGAGCGTTTCCTCAACCAAGTCAGCGTTGCCCCACCATTGTTGGCTTCGGTTGCTTCCTCCTGCGTCATCAATCTTGCCCAAGAGGGATATTTCTTCGAACTTTTGTTGTCCTGCTTTGTAGCCACCACCTTCTCCTGCAATATAACTAACATCATCAGCCAAACCATTCTTACCAAACAAGACTGTTTCAGCACCTAATTCATCTTTTATTTTACCTGATAGCGTGATAAATGCATCGGTATCTAGACCTTCTACATTCAATAAGTTAACACCTCTTGCTGTAGATACTGGAGCTAATCCCATGTCTAAATCTACCATAATTCTGTTTATAGCTATCATTTCAGCATCAGCTAAAGGTCTGCCTATATCAATTTTTCCTATATTAATTTTGGATAGATCATTTGATGGCACAAAGAAGTGCGCACCAACAGCATCTTGATCTTGTAAGTGTCCGTATAGTGCTGATGTTCTCTTGATCTGTTCTTGTGCCTGAGCTGTTGGAACAATAAAACCATCAACGATCTCTGTCTCTACTTCGTATACAGTTTGACGTGATGTGCCAACATGACCTTCAAAATTGGAAGGTGCATTGATGTCGCTTATTTTCTTAACTCCTGTAATTTGTTCTACAGTATCGGCTAACAGCTCGTTAACCTCTACTTGATATTTTGTTTGCTGATCTAGATTCATTCGTGCAATTAACCTACCTTGCAAGATTCCTGTAGATGGTAATGCTTCTGTTGATACTTGAACTCCTTCACCAACTAAGGATAGTATTCCTGTCTTCTCATCAGAAATAATCTTATTTTTAGGTACTCCAAATAGGCCGGGCGTGTCATCTAAGAATTTGTTGACTCGATCAGGGTGGAATACATCCATCATTTGAGCTTTGATCTCAGGGTTGTTTTTCATAGTTTTTAAACCCTGTATCAATCCTACTGGTAAGAATGCCAATGCTAGTTCTTCTGTCAGAAACCTAACTCTTGACAATAATCTCTCTTCAGCTCCTGCTTGTTCATCTACACCTGAAGCCATAAACTCAAACAAAGCATTATTGAACTTGGTATCTTTCATAAATGCTGAGAGGTTTGGTTCCGTTGGATCAACTGTAGCTCCTGCTCCTGCAACAGCAACTGCTTCACCGATTAAACCTTTAGTTGCTAGACTTCTTAATCCTGCATATCCGAACAGCAATTGTCCCATCAGCCTAGCTACACTATGATCCTCTACCATTTTCATGTTGAGCTGTGTTCGTTCTTCATTGCTGTATAGGCTTGGTACGATCTGAGCTTTGTCTCGATCTATAACGTCATCTTCTAAACCTACTAAACCACCTGTAGCATTGATAATATCCACACCAACATCAATAACTCCTTGTGGAAAATCATGGAACACACCTTCACCCATTTCTCTGACAGTATCACCTACTTGCTTTCCAGTAATATTAGAAGCTTTGTCGTATAACCAATAGTATGGAGTGCTTCTAGCAGGCTGAGTTAGTTTATAGACAGTATCAGTCAGACCTTCCCAAAGATTAGAAAATATAGACAGCTCAGGTTTCTTTTGCTGATCGTCAAGCAAACTTTGCATCTCAGGTACATCATTTTGAAGTAAATGTTGCATACTATTCTTTGCTGATCATTAGTTTGTTTAGCCATTGATTGAACAAATCCATCTGACCATTAGCTTCAGCCTGTTGTCTAAATGCCTCAATTTTTATTAATTGTTCATAAGGTAGATTGCTTAGAAACTCTCGTACTTCAAGACTGTCATTCACGTTTACCCAACCCTCACGAGGGTATGCACCTATTTCTTTAGTTGTCATTGCTTCAAGTAAACCTGTCATACAACTCCTTTTAGATTTCTTCTCAGAGGTTTATCCCAATTAGCATTATAAGGTTGATAACCTATAGCAAGATACCTCATCGAATCGCTCCCATGTGATGCCCAATTGTGGTTAGGTCGCATTCGCCAAGTCTGACCATTATCATCCCAAGCTCTTTGGTAGTTTAACAGAGCATCAATTCCTTTCTCGCACTTTTCTTCATCGAACCAACACTTATCCAACATAGCTCTCACTTGTTGGATGCCATCATCAATCAGAAGCTGAGGTGCAATTTCTACTTTGTCAGCGTGAAGACCTAGTTGATCTAATGTCTCAAGTCTACTCTTTCCTGATCCAAGCTCTCTAACTCTGATGTCATGTGGAAAGATATACTGATCGTACACATATCCTTTTTCTTGGAGGATTTTTACATAATGCTCAAGCCCCGCCCCACTCGCTTCATAGTAATCTATTAGATGAACTTCAGTACCAACAAATTGTGCAAACCATAGAGCTGTTGAATCTCCAATACCGAGATCGAATGAAACTATAACACCTGTACCACGATCATAGCTCACCTTACCAATACGATCCTCTTCTTTAGCTCGTCTCATCTCGGATTGATAATAACTTCCCTCCGAATAAATTAAAAAATCGCCGTCCCAAATGTGAGCATACATCGCAGGACGTAGTTTTTTGTCTTCTAGCCTTGTCTGCTCCAATACCTCTGGGAACCAAGGATTATCTTGCCATGAAAGAGATACGATCTTAGCATCTATTGGAGGTGCTTGCCTAAACCTTTCGTGAGTGGCTGAGTATTTTGATTCAGGATTGTAGGTAACCCAAACCTCCGAGTCAACTTCCCTGACGCTAGGCAACAATAATCTCCATGCCTTCCCGGAGACTACCTCGGCTTCATCAATCCATGCTAACAAT